ATCGATTGGCGGTTCAATGTCATTCTCCACACAGTTCCAGAACTCTTTCTCCTGCTCGATCAGTGCATCGATTTCCTCATTGCTTCTTAAAACCTCGTAGCAGTACAAGTCAACTCCTGGAATATAAATAGCTATATACCACTTAGAAAGACCTGTAACCGCCATATAATGCATACACTGTGCATAATATTGAGGCGGAATATTTCCTTTCGAATATATATCCTTGTTGTATTCAGACGTGGTCTTGATTTCTAGACCTGCATCCTCTCCAACAACCAATCTGTCAACATTGGCCAACATGAATGGATGATCTACAGATCGGAATGAAAATCCACTCTTTCGGCATTTCTTGCCGGTTTCTTCTTCCCATCTTTTTGCTACATAATCCTCCATATCTCGGCCAAATCGCATACGCTCATTGTCGATATTTTTATGGATACGACCTGTTTTCTCACACCACAATGCGTAAGCTGATTTGTATTTATTCAAGCCTAATACGGAACCGGCATCAGAACCACCGACTCCTTTTAGACGATTATCCAGCCACTCTTCATGAGTAGCTGGTAATTTATGCTTGATCACATTCTTCATCTTCATTTGATTCATCCTCTCTTTCTTCTTCTGGTTCACCAGAATCATCTATATAACGGTTGTCGTTCCATTCTCTCCAATCGTCGATATCATTAAAGAATGGCATCGCTATTCCACCTTGGATGGTTCATGTTCTTTTAGAAATCTGTCCGTTTCGCCATCGTAACATTCTGCGCATACCGCATATCCAAATCCATGTGCAGTATGTACTTCTCTCGATGTGTACATCTCACCATATTTGTGTAATCTGCCACACTGTGCGCATGGCACCATCTTTTCCATGTCTTCTTCATATAATCTGCATTCATCAGGAAGAAGAATGTCTTCATATTCATGAAGTTCTACGTTGTATTTTCTAGCTCTAATTGACATTGTGTTCACCTTTTAATTTATTGAAAGCCTGATAAGCTCTGAATTCATTTTATAGAGTAGTTTTCAAAGCACTTGCCTAATTGATCTGCGGTCAATCCATTTACAAGTCCTAGTGCAACAACACTTGGATTTGCCTGGGCATCAATATTTTGTGTGGCCGATACCGATAATTCATATGCCGGACCTAAAGATTCCAAATATTTTATAAACTCCGTATTTAAACTAACTTTTTCTAAGATATTCGTAGTATTGGCCATGTCTGACTCCAATATTTTGAACCTATTTATGATTTCATGAATCTCGCAATTTCTCTTTTGAGATTCTTCTTCACTTAGATCTAACTTTTCGTAATAACATTTACTTTCCATATTGATATTTCCTCCTGATTAATGAATCTGATGATCGACTTTGTTCATGTTGATTTGTCTTTCAAGCTCTTTGGAAAAAGCCTGCGTACACGCTTTGAAACATTCAGTGATTAGATCAGGCTTCATATTTGTGGTAATTCCAAAGATTAAAGCACCGGCTTTGGATTCACCAGTTACAACCGGACTATCGAATCCAGGAATCACTCTCAATTCAAATGCTGCTCCGCAATTCTTAATGAGATTTTGGAACTCTTCTATAATTGCATCACCCTCTTCTTTTGATACATCGCCTTGTAACTTTTCAAACAACTCATTAAGCTTGTCATTCATTGCATTATATTTTTTCGATTCTTCATCGAATTCATTCGCACTTTTTTTCAATACAAATTGTTTCATTTTTGATTTTCTCCTTTTTACCTTTTACTCAAACCCTGCAACCTGGATATCACAATCTGCTAATTATTTATGCCCAAATTCAAACGTGTTTTTTTGCTTTATCTTAGGAAGTTTTACGAGTTACAATTATGGATTTTTTTCTGACGTGCTTGCAATTATAACGTGTTTTTTTGAGGATAGGAGTATTGAAATATCATCAATCCGTTAAAGAAATATATTTTTTTAGCAGACCACGTCACTTACGGCAATACCCAGGTTGCAAGATTTGAGTTATTTGTTTATAATTTAGTTGTTAAATTTTGATTGGCCACTTTCCTAATAAGTGGTCTTTTTTATATCCTTCTTGTGCTACGCAGCTTGATCAGGCTATCCAAATAAGGCTGCAAGCCAAGAACATTAATTACCTTTGCGGTTGGCCATCCGAAACAATTGGATTGAACGCCAAGCTTATTCAACTCAGTCTTAACCGTTGCGCTGCAACATCCAATAATCTCTGCCAAGTCTCCCTGCGTGATATATGCATACTTTGTAAGCTTCTGGATCTTGTCCTCAACTTCTGCATCATATTCCATACAAGAGACTGTTCTAATATTCTTCATAAGCTGAACTCCTTTCTACAGTCGAATAGACTGGATGGTCGTACATACAAACGCAGTAGCGATCATACATCCAATCACTAACACAACACTCGCAAATAACATCCAGTTTGCGAAACGCTGCTTTCTGCGCACTGCCTTCTCTCTTTTATCTAGATCAGCATAACGATGCATCATCTTTGTATATTCTGTTTGATGTGGATTGTTTGCAAACGGAGCCAATTCACATTGTTGTTCTTTGATTTCATCTGTTTTTTTTACAGTTCTTTTTTTCGCAGCTGTTGCTTTATTGGCTGCTGTGTTTGCTCTTGGCATGTTTATATCCTTCACTTTCTATTTTTTCGATTGCTTCATCCAATTTGAATCTGAAATTGAACTCTTCTATATCCTGCATTCCTAGATAATAAAGAAGATCAATATCATCGTGATTGAATACGTAGCAATGTTCCTTATCCATATAGCCTTCTGGCCATGGACATCCTGCATAGTCATAGAGATTCTTTGTTTTAGGATTTGCTTGAAGTCTTCCGATAATCATCAACTTCTTTGTTCCTTCTTTAAGAACCACGACACTTCCAATAGGTAATAATTCTTGCATGTTCTACTCCTTTCTACTGCGTTCTACTACGTTTTACTATGTTCTACTCCGTTCTGGTGCAGCACTTGAGGTGCCACTTCTTACTGATCAACATGATTTGGTTACTGTTTTGTGTGCGAACACTTTTGCCCGATTAATTTTTAGATATTAGAGCAATAATTAGTTTTGGAGGCGATTCTTCACCTCATTCTTTTATGATAAAAACAAAACAGCGTCTATTTCTTTTGATTTGCGAACAAGAGATATTTTCATGTCATTCAGATTTTGCCATGTCAGTATGATAAGGGGACCTCATATTTTAGAATCTAGATTCTGCGAATGTTTGTAGGTAGCGCTAGAACCATGATTCTTGACGATAGCAATGAGCACTAATGGAATCTATTCCTTTCTATGCTTGAAATGACACCTCAAGTACTGCCCAGAGAATTTTTTTGTTTATGTGCACTTTTGAAAATTCAATGATACTATCTATCCTGGAAGGAGGTGATTTATATGCGTAAATGCTTTTTTGTTACTCCTATAGGTGATAAAGGATCAGAAGTTCGTATTCATTCCGATCAAGTTTTGAAGCACCTGTTGAAACCAGTATGCTCAGAATTAGATTTTGAACCTATACGAGTAGATAAAATTGCTAAGACTTCAGTTTTAACAGATGACATATTCAACCACTTAAAAGATGATGACCTTGTAATCGTAGATATCACGGGTCACAATCCTAATGTCTTTCTTGAACTAGGCTACCGAATGGGCCTTGGTAGACCATACATCATCATTCAGGACTGTGAATATAAAGCAAACTACCCTTTTGATATTTCAAATATTCGTATCATGTCTTATAGCCTGGACCTAGATGGTATCGAAACTTCAAAAAGTGAACTTAGTAGTTTTATCAAAAACACAGACTTTTCAAGTCTAAACACTATAAATGTTTTTCCAGATGTCCCAGGAGAATCAAATTTAGAAGTCATTCGTGAACCTGATGGTGGCATTAGCATCAATGTTAAGTAAGGCTTACACTAATCTTTACTTTCTTTAAAAGCTGGATTTCATTGTGAAGTTCAGCTTCTTTTTGTTCTACCAAAGCCATATTAAAGCCTCCGTCTACGAACATTTCATGAAGCTCCTGGCTTAACTTTTCGATTCTTTGATAGTTGTCGATTGTAATATCAACCTGTTTGGGTTCTACTTTTAAGCTCATGTTCATTCTCCTTTGTATGCTCGTAGCATACTTTTTCTGATTTTCTATGTGTTACAATTTCCTTTTGAAAGGAGGTGTAGCAAATGACTAAAAAGTACAATATCGGTAGTAAATCAGATATGCGTAGACTTGAGCGTGACTTACAAAAATCTTTAGAGAGAAACCTTGCTAGTCAAGTCAACAATCTAAGCATTGACGTAAAATGTCCTAAATGTGGCAATACCTTCAAAGCTTCTTCAGGTAGCAATGTCTGCCCACATTGCAAATCTGAGATTACTTTGAACATAAGTCTTTAATTGTTAAAGCCAATTCATCTGCCAATGAGTTGGCTTTTTCCAATTTAATAAGCATTTTGTCAAGTTCCTCGTTTACCTGATCCATGCCCTCAAGCTTGACGGCAACAGATATTGTGCTTAGTTCTTCTTTCTGTACCATTTGTTCTTTCACTAGATCTACAGTGTTAATAAAATCTTTTACTCTATTTTCAACCATTTAAATTTCTCCTTTAATAATTGGTTATGTTAATATCTCCTTTGAAAGGAGGTGTAACAAATGACTAAAATTTATGCTTGCCTGATTGGTGACTGGGTCTGCCTGAATGATGACCCTGATTGCAAAATAGGTCCGAACCAGGTCAATCCTCTTATTTGGTGGGAAGAAAGTGCTCAGCTTTATGCTCCACTTACAAGAAGATCTCCAGATACCCTTTACGAATTTCCTTATCTGAATATTCTTTATAAGGGAACTGATTACAGAATCAGTCCTTATCACATTCAGATTGTGACTTCATAAGCCCAGGGAAATCGAGATTAGCAGAGTAGTCACTCAACTCTTCCATACTTGGCATAGGTACACTTGCCTGTTTGGAAGAGTACTTTTTTTGTACATAATGCACAATCTGATTCCATTCATGCGGTTTCAATTTTGAAATCATACTTAACAAGGTATCTAATTCATCTTTTCTCATATAATTTCCTCCCATCCTCAAGTACCGCACCAATGTAAATTGGCTTATCCCCACATCTCCTTACATGCTTTTTTGAATTCAGGAAAAACGTTGGTAAACATACTGATAGGAACCTGTTTGGCACCACAAATAACCTTAGATACATTTGAATTCTTATATTCATCCGAATCCTGAACCATATGGATCATCCGATATGCCATTACTTTGTTGATTCCTAGTGACATTACGTCTTTGTATCCTAATAATGTTTTTGCCATGCGTCTTCCTCCTTTCTGTGATAGTTATTAGTAGTATTCTTTAAAAATAAGTTTAATTTTTTTAAACTTTTTCTGTAAAAAAATAATATCCTACTTGGTCTTTCGGAATATTTAACATATCGCATATTTTAACGATATCATCTCGTGAAAATGGCGTTTTGCTTTGCATTTTTCGAGACATTGTATTTTCAGATGTTCCAAACGCTTCTGCAAATTGGTTTTGACTCCCATATTTCTCGATCATTTTAGCTTTTAAAGCGTTAAAATCAAACTTCATTTTTAGCACCTCCTTCATTTGACAACTAAAGTTTAACTTTATTAAACTCTTTTGTCAACACGTTTGTTTAATTTTATTGAACTTTATTGTTGATTTACTTAATTTTGTTCAATATAATTAAATCGTGAGGTATATAAATATGTCAGAAATTAAAGATAGAATTATTGAAGCATTAAAATACAATAGAATGAGTGCAAAAGAGCTTAGTGATAAAACTGGTATTCCAAAATCATCCATATCTCAATATATGAGTGGATATGCTAAACCTAAACAAGACCGAATTTATCTAATCGCTAAAGCACTACATGTTGATGAAGCTTGGTTGATTGGATATGATGTTCCAATGATTAAAGAGACATTCACACAGAATCTCTCCCCAAACGAAAAAAATCTATTGGACATATATCGTGACCTAGACGACAAAGGCCAGCACACAGTGGATACAGTCACACAAATGGAATACGAAAGAGTTAAAAAGGATAATAAGTAATTTATGTATGTAAATATATTTGGATTTTGATTATAAAAAAATAAAAGGAGGAATATGATGTCAACATATAAGCCAGCTAAAACTTTAGATGAACAAATCAAATACTTAAAAGAAAACAAGAGAGTCTGTTTTAATACCATCGACGAAAGGCATGCTAAAGACATATTGTTTAAATATAACTATATCAATATCATCACTCCGTTTAAGCATCACTTTGCTAAACTCTCGAACAAAAAAGAGGTTATCAAAGAAAATGGAAATCATGTATATGAAAGAGATGTAGAATTTAGTGAATATTATGAATTATACAAAAATGAACGTAAAAATTATCCTATCATTTCAAAAAATATCATTTTCTTTGAAACTATATTTAAATCAATATTTTCTTACAGAGTACTAACTACGTACACGTTGGAATCAAAAAGTGACATTTTAAGCTTTTTAGATGCAGTTCGAATGAGAATACCTAATAACAATCATTATAACGAAGAGCGTATCAATCACATGAATAGACACATTGACGAAATAAAAGCTAATATCAATAACTATCATGATGTGTATTGTTTCTTTGACAGAATGTCTTTGGGTCAAACTCTGACAGTTTATTGTGGCTTAGAATATAGAGAGCAAGACAAAATATTTAAGGATTGTAAGAACGTTGGAATTGATTTTGGTGTGGATAAAACACCGGATTTCATTTCGAAATTCTTTACTTTAATTGCAGTTCGCAATTGTGTAATGCATTGCAACAGTTTAGAAATATTAATACGCTTTTACAACCCAAAAACAAAAGCTCTTCGTGATAGCACAAACAAAAAACGATTTACAACTATGATTAAATACTTGAGTAAAGAAAAAGGCTACACCAATATGATGTAACCTTTCTTCCGACCCTGGGTCAATTTACATTTGTATTTTAAATGACATTTTGTTTATTGTCAACAAAAAAATGTGCTCATCTATATTATCAAATCTTTGTACATACGTCAAATTTATATTTAAAATCAACAAAAAAACATCTGGACTTTTACATCCAGGTGTTCTTGTTTTTATCCATGAAATTAACGATATCTTTGTCGGCTTGTGGAAACCAGTGTGCGTAAATGCGTAACACTGTGTCTAATTCGTCGCCTAAGCGTTTTGCGATATCGTAGGCGGAAAAATTAACCTTCCCCCCTGTAACCATATTGTTTATCATAAATGACGCGCTAGAGTGTCTTAAATCGTGCATTCGTAGCATTGGTAGTTTTTCTTCGTCTTTTAATCGCTTATTTAATGAGTTTACACTATTTTGTAGTTGGTTTGTGACCTTCGCTCTACTGAATGGAATATCTATTCCGTAGATGAAAGAGTCTTCTGGAACATCCAATCTTGATTTCAATGACTTGTATTCATCAGCCAAAAACTGTGGCATACTAATTTGTCTGTAGCTGTTTTGAGTTTTTGGTGTTGTACATTTTTTTATTTTATCATTCCATGTCTTATTGATCGTGATTGTATTGTTCTCAAAATCCAAATCTTTCCATTGAAGTGCAAGAGCTTCTCCAATGCGTGTGCCCATATAGAATTGGTTTGTGAACAACAAATGGAATATTGTCGAATCAACGTTGTCGATAAATTTATTGAACTGTTCTTCAGTCCAATACATCATTTCTTCTTTATGCAGGTTTGGATTCTTTTTCAAATCCACTCTGCTGCATGGATTATCAGTAATGTATTGGTGCTTATTAGCGTAGTTCATAACCGCTTGTATGCGTAGGTAGTATTGATGTACTGATGAGAACTTATTCTTGCTTAGAAGTTCTTCTAGGACGTCCTGGATGTCTTTTGTGGTGACTTTTTGCAATAGCTTATCGCCTAATGCATTTCTCCACACCTTGAACATAACAATATGATTTTTGTAAGTGGATTCTTTGATTCTTTTTTCTGAGAATTCCATGTAGATGTCTATCATATCGTTCAGTGTCATTTTGGATCCAGGATTCTTCAAAGATTCTTTAAACAAAACTTCGGCTTTGATCGCATCTTGCTTTCTATCAAAACCGCGCTTTTTGTATTGCTTGGTTTCATTTCCTACTCTGTAAGAACCGTAGTAATACCATTTGTTTGTGTCGTTGTCTCTTTTTACCGCCATAATATTTTCCTCCAGCATCTTATTTTATCAGAGCTAGAGTCATATTTAAATATAAATTTATGCCGTTTTTATGCCGAATATTCTTATTTTGTTTTAAATAAGGTAGATTGGACTTTTTCTAAAGAAAGTCTAAAAAAGTCTAATTTCTTCAAGTTTTTTTACAGGTCCATAGCTTCTACGATAGAAATCTTGAAGTCCATATTGATTTAATGCTTCAATATGTGCTTTTGTAGGATACCCTTTATGTTTAGCTAAACCATACTGTGGATACATTTCATCTAGTTTTTTCATCC